GGTACGCGCACGGCTGATAGGGCGCAACCTCACGCACCTGGCCAGCCTGTCCGGTTTGAGCGTGCGCACACTGCGCCGCATTCGCTCCGGAAAGACGCGCTGGGTTACGCCGCATACGGTGCTGGCTCTCGGCTGCGCACTGAATGGGCGCCGGGGCCACCAAATGCTGAAATCGCGATGATCGGCGGCACGACCACTCTTTACGAAAAGCGCGGCCGGCGCTATGTGCCCGTGGGCCAATACGACCCCGCCGTCATGGACGGGCTGCCGCTGGGCGCGCACCTGATCTGCGTCACGCCGGGTATCACGAGCACCCGCTACCACGTCGAGCCGGATCAGGCCTCGCTGCTGGCCGCACTGGCGCAGCACCGGGAGGCGATCAGCGATGGGTTGCGCAGGATCAGCCTGCCAACTGTGGTGCCGCCGGAGCGCGACAACAAGACGCGGATGCGCCACGAGGCCGCGTGGCTGGCATACAAAGGCATCATGGGCGACGACGCCCTGATGCTCACGCGCCCGGGTGTAGGCGGCCTGCTGGACGAATTGGAACGGCTGCTGATTGAGGCGGCCAAAAAATGATCGGCGGCACCTGCCGGGCCCGCAACATCGGCCATATCACGCCGACCGAAGGCGCCCGCCTCCTAGAGCATTTCGGGGCGGCCGAAACCATCCGCTGCCGTAACGTAACGAGTTCGGTGCTCAGTATCGCGCGCCACGACGGCGCCACGATCAACGGCAAAACATTCGTGTACCTGCCAGCCACCGACGAATTGATCAGGGATGACGCACTGTTATTTCTGCGCAAACTGCGCAAGCTGGCGCCGATTGCAGGTGATCGGCAATCGTCGCTTGAATTATGAAGTTCCCCCCACCGCCTGAAAGGCAATCATGAAGAAGACCGTCCTGAAATTCGTCGTCGCCGCCGCCCTGGTGTCGGCTGTCGCCACCCCGGCGCACGCAATCCGCTGGTGCTGCCAGCTCAACGGCGCACCCTGGTACGCCGGCATCATGGGTTTGATCCTGAGCGAGTGACCCATGGCCGCCCACCCCAAGAACGGCAATTGCCAGCGCATCCTGGCCTTGTTGGCGGAGGTGGGCGCCCGTGGCGTCACCTGCCACGGGGTCGAGAGCGCCCTGGGCATCAAGCCCAAAAACGCCTCGGCCAATCTGTACTGGCTGGGCCACACCGGCGCCGCTGTCGGCCGGGTGCTGCCTGGGGCGCAGTGGAAGACGAAAACGTACTTCCTGCGCCAGTTTGACCCTGGCGCGAGCGTCAACACGATCAAGCCCAAGCCGCTACACGGCATCCGGCTCGATCCTGCTGCGCCGGCCATCGTGCCACCGAACGTGAAGCGCACGGTGGCGCCGACACCGCAGGACACGCGCTTTACCTTCACCACGCCGCGTGGCTGGTGCGGGCAGATCACCAGAGATTGGTTGGATGCGCGACTGTCCGATCACTGACGTGAGACGTGACGGGCTAATCAGCGGCGGCGAACTGGGGCGACGAAACATCATGAGTGAGGACTCACACCAGATCGCGCTGTTTGACTGGGCTGCCATCGCTGAAAAGCAGTGGCCCGAACTGCGCTGGCTGTTCCACTCGCCGAATGGCGGCAAGCGCGACGGCCGGGAGGCCGTCAAGCTCAAGCGCATGGGCGTCAAGCCTGGCGTGGCTGACGTGTTCCTGCCTGCGCCACGGGCCCATGCGGCGGGGCTGTGGACAGAGATCAAAGTGCCGGCCGGGTTGCTGCTGCCCGGGAAGCCCCGAACGCCAGCGGGCAAGGTCACAAAATCCCAGCAGGAGTTCGGCAACGCGATGCTGTCCGCCGGTTATCAGTGGTTCGTGGCCTACGGCTGGGAACAGGCCCGCGACATCATCGTGCACTACCTGAGGAGCCCGAAGTGAAGACACGCAACCGCTACGCCACGCAAGGCCGGTGCCTGATCGAAGAGCTGCGCAAGCGCCCGCTGACGTACCGCCAGATGCTGAACTGCGGGCACGGGAATTCGCCCTGGAAGCGCGTGGCGGAATCGCTGCGCCCTGGGGAGTCGATCTCCAAGGGCGTGCACGAGCCCAGCGGCTGCATTACGTGGCGGATTGTTGGGCCAAGGAATGCTTGACTGCTGACGCCGTGATGCGGTAGAGTGCAGTAAGACCCCGGCTCGACTGCGATTAGCTCTCGCGGTGACAAGTGAGGATTGTTCCCTCCAGCCGGCAAGTCCTTAGAACATGCCAACAACATAAGGCGAAAAATGGCGATTGCAGCCGCCCGCAAGGGCCTCTCGAAGAAAACTCGCTTCGACGTATTCAAACGCGATTTATTTACTTGCCAATACTGCGGTGTTTGCTGGGCGACTATTCGCGATATAGAAAATGATCGGGTCTCTAATGGCGCGGTCTAGAAACATTAAGCCCGGGTTCTTCGCAAACGACAAACTCGGTGAACTTCCGCCGCTCGCCCGACTTTTGTTCGCTGGCTTGTGGACGATCAGCGATAGGGATGGGCGGACTGAGGATAGGCCAAAGCGGATCAAGGCCGAGGTCTTGCCTTATGACGATTGTGACGGGGACGCGCTTCTGCAAAGCCTGCACGATGCCGGGTTCATCCTGCGTTACTCGGTGGCAGACATAAGGGTTATCCAGGTGCTGGCATGGGACAAGCACCAGAACCCACACGTAAAGGAAGTGCCTAGCACGCTTCCAGCACCGGATAAGCACCAGACAAGCATGGTGCTAGAACCATGCGAGTGCTCGCCTATTCCGGCGCTAGCCCGGCTGATTCCTGATTCCCTCTCTCTTGATTCCTTGTTACTGATTCCTGATTCCAAGGTTGCGACTACGTCGCTTCCGGCCCGGCCGCGTACCGCGTCCCGTCCGGCGGCTGCCCGGTTCGATGGATCGAACACCGAAGACATCCGACCGCGCGCCGTTGTGCAGCTTGCCCAAACCTTCGATCTGCCGTCAGACTGGGGCAATGATGCTCTGGCCCTGGGGTGGGGCCGGGCGGCAATCCTGCGCGAGTCTGAGCGGTTCCGGCAATACTGGACGGTCGGCGCTGGCGCTGGTGGGAAGCGCAGCGTCAAGGGCTGGCGGCAGGGTTGGAGCAACTGGCTCGGCAAGGCCGAGAAAATGAACGGGGGCGCATCGTGAGCAAGTTCCGCGACCAGAAGACCGAAGACGCGCCTGCCGATGAAGGCACGGCGCTCTGCACCTATCCGTGCTGCAAAGCCCGCTGGACAGTAAGCTACGAAGGCCGGCGCCTGTGCAGCCAGCACGCGCGAGAGCAGCAGCCGCTGGGAACGCCGATGCCAGCGCACATTCGGGCCCGGCTGGCGCACCTGAGGCGGGCAGCATGAGTACAAGCGACCTCATTTTTGCGCTCCATCAGGCGCTGCACGCCGAGGCCGAGGAGGCCGCTGCCAGGGAGCGCTACGATGGCGAATCGTGGGACTATCATGGGTACAATTACATGGTGGCGAGCGAGGTTGCCGCCTCTCGATTCGAGTCTGAACTGAAATCACTCATTGACGCGCGAATAGACGCCGCGCTGGGTGCCGGCAAATGAACGGCGTTCCCAGCATCAAGCGCAGGCTACCGCCCGGCAGCGCCAGCGACATCGTGACGTGTTTCCTGGCCGGATTCAGCGACCGCGAGATCGACCTGATGCTCGGCGTGTGCGAGTCGACCGTCAGGTCGCGCATCAATCGGCTGGCCAAGGCCTATGGGGTCAAAACGCGGGTTCAACTTGCTTTTATCCTGGGCCGGCTTGAGGCGCAGGCAGAATTAAGGCGGCACGGGGTGCTCTCATGACAACAGCCAGCCTCCCGTTTCGCGTGTGTCTGTACCTGGGTATAAACCCGCTGTCGGCGCTGACCCTGGCAGAGATCGAGGAACGATTCGGCGCTGACCCTGGTGCGGCGTGGCAATCGCTGGAACCGTCCTGCAGGAACGGGATGCTGGTCAAAACCATGGTGCGCGGCGGCCAGGGCCAGGCGGTTGCCAGCTACAGCGCCGGCCCGGCTTTGCTGGCCTGCCGGACTGACGCTGCGGGCGAAGCGGCGCGGCTGGCAGATTGACACCAGCGACGACAGCGAGCTGGACAAAGCGTGCCAACAGTGCGGCTACCAGATGCGTGCAGATTCGCGCTTTTGCCAAAACTGCGGAACGCGCGTGGTTGCTGGTGTAGCCGAAGGATCGCTGGCGGACATTGAGGCGGCGATTGCTGCGGCAGTAGATGGTGCTGCATAACGTCGGAGTTAAGGCGCGGCCGTAGGCCGTCGCCTTGAACGAAGTGTTAGGTTCCGATTTTGGAGGACAGACGATGGACCCGAAGCGAGACTACAGCCGCATGCTGGAAGAAGGCCACGCGGAAACCGATGCTTTCCAAGGCCAAGGCAGGACCAGCCGCCTGGAATACCTGGGCGACCACATATTCGACTTCACGACCTACGAAAGCGAGTACGGCGAGTTATTCACCAAGAAGGCGCTTGAGGTGTGCTCGGCGATAAGCGACGGCAAGACGTTTGAGTACATCAAGGAACCGGAAGGTCGGCTTTGGTACTTGCTGATGGTGAACATGCCGTTCTTCGTCGAAAAGCTGGAGTGGGGGACTTCGATTCGCGGCGCATGGTGGGGCGAGCCGCCGCACAAGAAGTTCAAGTTTTCAAGCTGCGGCCTGTTTCTGGACGGCGAGCAACTGCACGAGACGATGGAGTTCACGCGCGAACAATGGCGGGAGTTCATCGCTGCGGTGGTGGCGTTCGGTCTTGAGGAACCTAACGTTTGAGCTAACCGGAAAACCCGGCAGCTACAGACGCACGAGAAACGCCGCAAGGCAGCCTGCCGGGGTTTTCCGGTTGAGCGAATGGTTCGGCCTCACGCGGCCGGCGAACAGAGAGACATGCGATGAGCCAGAAACTGAAACTCACCAAGGTGATGCTGACGCGAGGCGGCGGCGATGAGATCGAGCTGACGATTGAAGAGGCGCGCGACCTCTACGGCCAGCTTTCTGAGCTGTTCGCGCCGCGCCTGGCGCCGACTGTGCCGATCATCATTGATCGCTACCCACCTGCCTGGCAGCCGTACCAGCCGTACTGGATCAGCAGCCCGAGCAGCGCCGACTACCCGCATCAGTTGCCCTACGTGACATGCCAGGCGCCCAGCGGGTTGCACACGCGCTACATGGGCGAGGTGGTGAATTCGTGAGGCCGAACGTTCGAGCTGAGCCGGAGACACCGGCGCAAAGGAAAGACGATGACGGAACAAACTAGCCCGCCGGTGGCTCTCGGTTCGAGCGAGGGGTTAGGCCCCAACGCGGCAGTCGTGGAACGCGACCCGCACCGCGGCGGCAGCAGCTACGAAGCGAGCATGCTGCGCAACCTGTTGGCGCGCATACACCGCGACGGCGGCCACTACCTGGAACAGCACGGGCTGGACAAGGCGCTGGAAGACGCGGACGCCCAGGTGGTGCAGTGGCTGATGCTGCAGGATCGCCTGGCCGATGCTCTGTTCGTGCTGGGCATGGTGGACAAGAACAATCGCATCGACGCGGGCGAGAAGGGCAAGGCGTGGTCCGGGCGCTTCGTTGTTGAGGAGGTGCGCCGCGTTCTGGCAGGCGACCCGGTGCCCGAATATCAGAACGATGTGCAGGCCGCTTTCGGCGGCATTGTGCAGACCCCACAAGATTGAACTTGTGGGCCTAACGTTCGAATTGAGGCGGGACCAACGGCCGCGCAGGAACATGAGAAATGAGCAACACTGACCAGCCGTTGGGCCTCGCCTCGAATGAGGGGTTAGGCATCACTGGTGGATAAACAAGGAGAAAGCGGCCATGCACGAATTGAAAACGGTGGGCGACTACATACGTGCCCTGCGCGAGTTTCCAGAGGATTGGCCGGTCAAAGTAGCTACGCAGGCCGGTGGTGGCATCGATATTGCGCACAGGGAGATTGGCGGCGCATCGGTCGTTGCTGTCTTTGGACGCAACGGCGGCATTTTTGGAGAGAACCCGCTGACCGAGGAAGAGTACGAGAAGCAGTCCAGCATGTTTTTAGTCCTTCGGAGTCATGGTGGGCACGAGTACACTTCTATCCACGGGGACCACCGCTTGTATCGGCCGGGCGGCACGAATGCCACATGCTACGGAAAGCGCTTCGACCGACGCATTATTGAGCGGATGGTGGCCGAGGGGCTACTGCCAGCGAACGAGGTAGACATTGAGCGGGTGAGGCGCTGTGATGCCTAACGTTCGAGCTAACCTGAAAACAACGGCGCCGCCAGACCATGAGTAACGACACACTGCCTGCCGCCGTTGGTTTTCAGGTTGAGCGAGGGGTTAGGCATCACTGGGGGTGAGCGATGAAGTACAAGACGATAGACCTCGATGGGTATCGGTTGGATGGGGCAGTAGCGAAGGCCCTCGGTAAAGCCTTCGCATTTGCGAGGACGTTGCCAGACAAGCCTGGGCCGTACAGGTGCGTGCTCTTTGAGACAGGCGAGGCGTTCTGCCCCTCGTCGGATTGGCGGCATGGCGGACCCATCATCGAGCGCGAGCGAATTGCGCTTGTTCACGATGTCAATGAGTGGGACGCGCACGTTGACGGCTATTACTCTGCGGACGATGGAGTTGACTCGCGGGTTGGATCGGCATCCGGGCCGGTGCCTCTTGTGGCTGCGATGCGAGCATTCGTGGACGCGAAGCATGGCGCAGAGGTGGATTTGTGATGCCTAACGAAAATGGTAACCGGCCGCGTAGGCCGAAGGCCGTAGCGGGTCCGGTTGACCCGCCTGTTCGGCCTCTGGTGCCGAAGCGAGACAGACTATGAACTGCGAACACCCATCAATCGGCTACGCCGCAGCGCAGCGGGCCATCAACAACGGCGCTTTGCTGGTGAAGATGGGGGCGAGCTTCTGTACGTTTGGCGGCACCGCCTACACGCACTTGCTGCACAGCAACCGAGGCACGACGTACTGTGTGTCGCGCCGCATCGCTGATGCGCTGCATGTACCGGATCGCGGGCCGCTGCAATGCGCCGCGCGCGGCTGCGACGGTTGCAGCAAGTGCGGCTACCCCGCTGGCTACATGCAAGGCCGAGGCGCCGCGTGAGACCGAACGCGTTGCCGATAAGACGGGGCCTAACCACTACGTTCGAGCCGAGAGCCAACGGCCATGACCATGCAATTAGACGCACCGAACAGCGAGGCCGTTGGTCATCGCCTCGACCTGGGGGTTAGGCGCGTGGTGGCGAGCGACGATGCGGGAGCGCCAACCACTCCCGGAAAGCGGGCCAGCCGCCGCGCGATTGCAGCTCGGCGAACTCGCCATCTGAGAGCCGCACGGTGCGCACTGGTGAGGCCGTGCTCTCGCCGGGCGGGACGCGAGGGCGCCCCCGGCGCTTGGGTTCGGGGGCTTGCATCACGACCACTGCACCGTTTTGCGCCCGACCGTCGCAGTTGCAACGGTCATCAGGTCAGGAATACTGTCCTCGTTTTCGCTGACGATGATGGCGACATCACAGGTTCCATCCTCATCATCGCGCGCCCACATTTGGGCGACTTCCGCAGCCGCCTTGCGCGCCTCGGCTTTGTTCTTGAACTCGCCGTTGTTCATTTCCTCGAACAACTGGCCGCCCGCGAAATTGATCTGACGGCCACCGTGACCGATGGTGCCGAGGATGTAGGTCTTGCTCATGGTGTCTCTCCGGGTTGCCGGTGCTGCCCTGTGCATCACCGTGGAATAGACTGTATTACGATCAATGCACCGCGTCAACGATTATTTTGTAACACGCGAAAATCAGGCGCCTGGGACAGCGCACGGGTGCGACAACCCGGCGCGACCTGATTGCCGAATTGCGGTGGCTCTCATGACGACCGCCAGCCTCCCGTTTCGTGCATAATCGCGCCCATGCAGCTACCCCGCACCCTGGTCACGACGCTACGATGGGGCGGATCAACGCGAGATTCGCAGCGGGGGCATGAGCGCTCGGCTTAGGCCGGGCGTTCGTGTTTGTGGGCCTGGCGTGTGTAAACTCGACTGATGCCGAGACCGACCCCTGTTGATTTCAGCTCCGTCCCGCCGCACCAAGCAGCGATGCACGCCCGTCTTGAAAACTGGGGTCGATCCTGCAACGGTGGCCCAGGCGACAGTACCGCCCCGATGTTTCGGCAGTTCCGCAGCTCAGACCAGTGGGTCGGCAGCTACGGCCGCGATACCGCGGTGCCGGTAGATCGTCGCGACGCTCTGCTGATCGGCCGCGCGGTCTACGCGCTCCCAGAACCGCACATGGTCGCAGTCCAGTGGTACTACGTCCAGCGCACCAGCGTGACGCAAGGCCGCCGCGCGCTGGCCTGCACCGCCGAGGCCCTTGCGCGCTACGTCACCGACGCCAGACAGATGCTCGTCAACCGAGATATTGACAGCCGCTGCGCATCCAGCGTATATACTGCGCCCCAACCGACGCGCACGAGCATAAGGCCGGCCCATCCATCATAGGAGGCGGCGGCGTCAAAGCCGAGTCAGCAAGAGCCCGCCACCTAAGCGGGCAGCGAGCGATCACACTCAGGAGCACAGCCGATGGCAATGCAGCCGATGTCAATGTCTCCCAGTGGCGGCCCGGGCCCAGCGGGCGCGATGCCCGTCGGCGGCCAAGACCCCGACGCCAACGACGGCAGCACCGAGGTCTGCATCAAGATCGCCGCTGACGGCTCCCTCTCGGTCTACACCGAGACCGCCGACACCGAGGAAACCGCCGAGCAGGGCGCCCAGCCGGCCCCCGACGTGCGCTCCGCCCTCAAGATCGCTGCTGGCATGATCGTGCAAGCGCAGCAAGCCGCGGGCGCTGCCAGCCCTCAGAGCCAATCCGCCGGCTTCGCCGCCGCATCCTGACCATGCCCAGCGCAACCATCACCCTCACCGATGAGGACGGCGCCGTCGCAGTCCACGCGACCCTCGCCGAGCCCCTCGACAACGACAGCCGCGCCCACCAGACCGCTCAGATGCTGCTCGCCAGCCTCAACAGCGTGTTCGAGACGCTGGCGCCAAAGCTGCCAGTAGGATCGTGCGTTAGCAAGATCGTTGTGCGTATGCGTGACGAGACCGCGGCACCCATCCCGGTAGGCGAGGCGACTGAGCTGCCGGCGCTGAACGGCTGACCGTGGGCCTGCTCATGGCGAGCGGAGCCGCGGTGCGCGCGGTGCTGGAGTCGTCCTGATGGCCGCGAAGCGGAAGGTTGACTACGAGCGCATCGAGCCCGATTGGCGGGCCGGCATCAAGAGCCCGGCGCAGCTTGCGACCGAGTACACCGAGGCCACCGGAGAGCCGGTTTCCCGCGTGGCGATCATCAAGCACTTCGAAAAGCTCGGCGTGCCGCGCGACCTGGCCGCCAAGATCAAGGCCAAGGCCGAATCGTTGGTTGCAGCCTCGATGGTTACAGGCAAGGTTGCAGCCGAAACCAAGGTTCGTGACGCCGAGATCGTTGAGGCCGGCGGGCTTGCCGCCGCCACGGTGCAGTTGTCGCACCGGGCGGACATTCGCCGGGCAAGACTCCTGACGATGAGCCTGCTGGCAGAGCTTGAGGCGCAGACCGGGAACGTGCCGGGGCTGGTCGAGTTGGGCGAGATTCTGCGCAGCCCGAACGATTCTGGCTCCGACCGACTGAACGACATCTACCGCGCGGTCATCGCCCTGCCCGAGCGGACGAAGACCATGAAGGCCCTCGCTGAATCGCTCAAGCATCTTGTCGGCATGGAGCGCGAAGCCTACGGGCTGGACAGCAAGGCGCCGGATGGGACGCCAGTGAGCGGTGGCGTCTTCTACCGGGCGAACATCCCGCCCCGCGATGCAGACGATTGAGTACACCCCGGGCCCGACGCTGGCGCTGTTCCACAAGTCGAACGCCCTGGTTCGTGGCATCAGGGGGCCGTTCGGCTCAGGCAAGTCGGTAGGATGTTGCTGGGAAATCTGGTCTAGGGCATGTGAGCAGGACCCCAACGCAGGCGGGATCAGGCGCTCACGCTGGCTTGTGACGCGCAACACCTACGGCGAGCTGACGAGCACCACGATCAAGACGTGGCTCGACTGGTTCCCCGAAGAGCGCTTCGGCAAAGTCGTCCACAACGCCCCGATCACGCAGGTGTGCCGCTGGCCGCTGGAAGACGGCACCTCGGTCGAGCTGGAAATGCTTTTCTTGGCCCTGGACAGGCCGGAGCACGTCAAGAAGGTCAAGGGCCTAGAGATCACTGGCGCGTGGATGAACGAGGCGCATGAGCAGCCGAAGTCGATTCTCGACGTGCTGACGGGCCGCCGCGGCAGGTTCCCCCGCGCTGATGAAGGTGGTTGCACATGGTCTGGCGTCATCATGGACAGCAACCCGTCCGACGACGACCACTGGTGGTACGTGCTGGCTGAGCTGACGCGCGACCCGAAATTCAAGTTCTTCGCGCAGCCGCCCGGCGACAGCGAAGAGGCCGAGAACCTGAACTGGTTGTTCCAGACTCCGGCGAGCATGAAGTTGCCGTTCGGCCACCCTGACCGCGTGGCGCGCGGCCGGATGTACTACAGCGATCTGAAGGCTGGGAAAACGCCAGAGTGGATCAAGGTCTACGTCCGAGGTCAGTACGGCACGGTTCACGACGGGAAGCCGGTCTATCCCGAGTGGAACGACACACTGCACGTCAAGTCGATCAACCCGCTCCAGGGTGTGCCGCTGGACATTGGGCTGGATTTCGGGCTGACGCCAGCGGCGGTCATCACTCAAACCGACGCGCGGGGGCGACTCCTGGTGCTGGACGAGCTTTGCGGTGAAGACATGGCCATCAGGCAGTTCCTGACCGATTTGCTGATACCGCAGCTAATCAAGGTTTACCCGCAGTGGTGGGCCGGGCGCCTGGGAGAAGACCCAACGATCCGGTGCTTCGGCGATCCGGCCGGCGACCAAAGAACCCAGACCGACGAGAAGACATGCTTCCAAGAAGTGAGGGCGGCAGGCCTGAGAGTCCGCGCTCCGAGAGACAAGTCAAACAAGTTCCTCGCGCGTCGTAGTGCGGTGGCGTGGTATCTGTCCAAACTCAGCGGAGGACAGCCAGCGTTTCTGCTCGACCCGTGCTGTGCTGTGCTGCGCAAGGGATTCAATGGTGGCTACAAGTACCGCCGAATCCAAGTGACAGGCGAAGAGCGGTTCACCGAAGAACCAGTCAAGAACGCCTATAGCCATTGCGCCGACGCGCTGCAATACGTGGCGCTGGAGTCGGGCGGCGTGCAGGCGACGATGGCAAAGTCCGCCCCTCGGCGCTCGCTGCGCGAGTACGCCACGACAGACCGGACAACCGGCTCACTGGGCTAAATCATGGCTGGCGGCAACGGAAACATCCTCCTGTTCAACGGAGTCCCGGGCCCGACGTTCAACGTGTTCAGCACGCCGGCTGCGGATGCGAGCCCGCTCGTCGTCAATTCCAACACCGGGTTTGGCTACTACTACACGGCTGCGAGTCAGTCGTTCAGCCCACTTGGCGATGCGAAAGCGGTCCACGCCGGCTACGTCGGGATCAGGATCAACACGAACAAGTCGATCACGCTGGATGCGACGTGGCGCACGATCCTGAACTGGGACTTGAACACCGTGCTGCTGAATGGCGCCTTCAGCCTGGCAAACGGCACGATCAGCGTGGCGCAAGCGTCGGTCTACCTGCTGTGCCTCGGGATCGACCTGCAATGCACAAGCGTCAATACCGGGCGCGAATTCAATGTACGGCTGTTCAACGAGACCGACGCCGCCCCGGTGAACAACGGGGAATCCCGGGTGTATATCGGCCGCGACACGGTTGGCAACTCTGTCGGCAGCGCGACCCCGGTTGTGGTTAGTGCGGCAGCGGTGGACAAGAATCTGTCCATCCAGCTCCAGACTGCGGATGCTTTCACCGGCGTCGTGCTTCGTAGCGCCGGCTTTAGTCTCGTTCGGATCGGGGTCTGACCGGCGTAGCGCCACTCAGACCGCTCACAACAGCAACAGGCCGCCTACGGGCGGCTTTTCGCATTTCAGGAGTCCACGCATGCAGAGCCAACCCGTCACTTCGCTTCCAGGCACGTCGGCCAGGGCCGTGGTGCCGGCCGACAACGTCGTGTTCGCGCCGAGCCTGATCTACGTCGGCGGGGTGGGAAACGTCAACGTGATGCCGGCAGACCAAGCCGGTGCGTCGGTCCCGACCCCGGTGTTGTTCACCGCGCCGGTCGTCGGGCAGAGCATTCCGCTCCTGTGCATTCAAGTCCTGGCCACGAACACCACGGCGACGCTGATGGTGCGGGTCTTCTGAGCGCCGATGAAGCTCGATGACGTGATGGGCGGGGCGATGGGCGGCCAACCAAGCCCGGCCGCGCCTCAGAACGGCGTGCCCTACGAGATACAGCAGGAGCGACTGAACGACTTCGGCCGGTACGTCTCCAAGCTGCGCGACGAAGCCGTCAGGGCGCGCGAAGAGTCCGGCATCGAATCGACCTGGCAGGAGTGCGAGGAAGCCTATCTCGGGATCGACGACGAGAACCGCAGCGAGTTCCAAGGAGCGCGCTGGGCCAAGCCGATGACGATGGATGGCGTTCTGGTCGGTGCGCGTCGAGCCAACAGCAGCGATGAGGTCCGGGCCACGGCATTCGTGCGCCTCACGTCGCGCTACGTCAACGCCGGGGCGGCCAAGGTCAAGGAGATCACGCTGCCCATCGACGGCAAGCCGTTCACGCTCAAGGCAACGCCGGTTCCTGAGATGGCGGCGGCCACCGAGGATGACAGGCCGGCTCAGGAAGTCACCGGCCAGCCGATGCCAGGGCCCGATGGGCAGCCGGTCAGCGTGGCCGATCTCGCCAAGCACCAGGTGCAGAAGGCCGAGGACGCCGCGGAGAAGGCTGCCGACCGCATCTACGACTGGCTGGTGGAGGGCAAGCACACCGCGCACATGCGCAAGGTCATCGACGACATGGCCCGCCTGGGCGTCGGCGTGCTCAAGGGCCCAGTGCCGCGCGACTGCCGGGCAACCGTCGTCACCAAGATGCCAGACGGCGGCGTCAAGGTGGAGTTCATTTCCCAGATCAAGCCCGCGACGCAGTGGGTTGACCCGTGGTGTTTCTACCCGGCGCCAGGCTGCGGCGAGGATGTCCACAAGGGCGGGCACTGCCTGGAAGTGGTGCCGATGCTGGCAGCCGAGCTGATCGAGTTGTCCGAGCAGGATGGGATGTACTACCTGCCCGAACAGATCGACAAGGTGGTCAAGGAAGGCCCGGGCAAGACCTACGGCCAAGGAGTCCGAAACCCGCAGGTCACGCCACACAAGAAGGAATTCGACGTGTGGCACTTCTACGGGTCGGTGCCGCGGGCCGCGTTCGAGGCAGCCAACGCCGCGCAGTCCGACGAGATTGACGATGATCGAGACAGGGTGTTCGCCGTCGTGACGATGGTGAACGACACCGTGATTCGTGCCGTGCTCAACCCGATGGAGTCTGGCCGCCTGCCGTACCACGTCGCGAGCTGGAAGCGCCGGGCCGGGCACTGGGCTGGAGTCGGGGTGGCCGAGGAAGTCCGCACGCCGCAGCGCATCGTGACGGCCGCCACGCGGGCGATGCTGGACAACGCCGGCAAGTCCGCAGGCGCCCAGGTCGTGATGGACCCAAACGTCGTGGAGCCGTCAGACAACAACCTTCGCATCACTGGCCGCGACAAGCTCTGGTGGATCAAGTCCGGCCAAGCAACCGAGGACGTGCGCAAGGTCTTCGCTGCCTTCAACTGGCCCAACACGACGCCGCAACTGATGACGGTCATCGAGTACGGGTTCAAGCTCGCCGAGGAGCAGAGCAGCATCCCGCTCATCACCCAGGGCCAGAGTGGCGACACCACGCCGGACACGTTCAGCGGCCAGCAGCTTCAGGACAACAACGCCAACCAACTGCTGCGCGACATCGGATTCAGCCTCAACGACCAGATCACCACGCCGCTGATCGACCAGTTCTACGAGCGGCTGCTGCTGGACCCGGACGTTCCAAATGACGAGAAGGGCGACTACCAGGTGGACACCTCGGGTGCGCTGGCGGTAGTCGAGAAGGCGCTGGGCGACATCTTCGTGATCCAGTTGCTCACCGCATCCGTGAATCCGGCCTACGGCCTGAGCCCGGAGCGGTGCATGGAAGAGGCGATCCGCACGAAGCGCATGAACCCGTCGCTGTTCATGCTGACGGAGACCGAGAAGGAAGCCAAGGCCAAGCAGCCGCCGCCCAAGGCCCCGGCAGTGGAGGCTGCCGAGGTTCGTGCCCAGGCGTCGGTGGAGATCGCCAAGAGCAGCGACGCGCTGACAGCTCAGCGGATCAAGACCGATACCGACCGCGACACCGCCTACGTGCAAGCCGAGACGAATCGCGACGCGGCAAACGCACAGGCCAGGGCTGGCGAACTTCAGCTCAAGGCCCGCATCGCTGAGCTGACCTACCAGACCAAGGTGGCCGAGTTCGCGCTGGCGACGCACTTGAACGAGAACGACGCCAAGGTGAAGCTGGCCACGACGGCGATGGAACTGCGCACGCAGGCGGCGCTGGCCGGGCATCCTGAAGACGCGCCAGGTGCGCCGCAGGTTGCACCGACTCCCATGGAGCCAGTCGGCCGTGCGCCTGACGGGCAAGCGTTCCAGAAATGATAGGAGACCAGTTACAACGGATTAGCCCGTTTGATCGGCTGATCTTCGACACAGAAGGGAACCTAGCTGGGGTTCAGTCGCCAAATGGCAAGGGAAGCAACGGCCGGATGCTGTCGGAGAAGCAGTTCGCAGCCCTGCGTGATAGTGGAACAATCTCGTATCTGAACGGAAAGAACTGGGTTCCACGCATCAACCCGAAGGCGCTGACGGCGATGGCCTCGCCGCCAACAATCACGAACCTGACAAGCAACGCGCTCTCGGCCGGTCAGTTCTGGGCTTCGACGAACCAGGACATTACATCGGCCAAGCAGGTGAACAGCCCGGCCTTCTCGTATTTCCGTGGTGGGTACTACGACCTGTTGGCCACCGGGTTCCCGGACTATTTCTACACCTACGCGCGAACCGTCACCGATGGGGCCGCCAACAACTCGTTGGTGGTGCAGGTGTCATTCGTGCATACCGGCTCGACCTGCGCAATCCGCTACAAAGGCGCGACTGGACACTTCTTCGTGAAGGTCAACGACGAGTTCGTGTCGCTCACGCCAGTGACGGTTCCGAACGATGGCCTAGAGTATTACTACCAGATTGATTTTGGTTCGGTGGGCACGCGGAGAATTGATTTTGTGGCCTACAACAGCCGCTTCGGTGGCGTCTATGGAAACCTGACCGACACCATCGCCCCTGCGCAGCGCCGCGGGCCGCGCATGGTGGTGCTGTCGGACTCATTCGGAGAGGGCAGTGGGGCTACCTACTCGGTGCTCTCATGGATCAGCTACCTGGCCGAGTACCTGGGCTGGGATGACATCGTGCCGTCGGCGCTGGGCTCGACGGGCATGATCGCTGTCAGCGCGCCCAAGACGAACTACATCGGCCGCGCCGTGCGCGACGTAGCGGGCCTGCGCCCATCAGTCGTGTGGGTGCAGCAATCTCTCAATGACGCCGCCAGCACGGCGGCTGCGGTGGTGGCAGCCTGTCAGGCCCTTGTGACCGCGCTTGGAACTAGCTACATGTACGTGTTCAGCTCGCCATCAATTTCAGCAGGTGCTGGCTTTCGATCTCTGGTGGTGACGCAGCAGAATGCCGCAGTCAAAATGTGGTGCGCGGCGCAGGGGTACATATACATTGATGAGTTCGATGCAGCGCAGGACGGGGTATTCACCACCGCAGTAACAACCTTAACTTCGGCTGCCTCGGCCAACGCCACCGCGCTAATAACGGCGGTCAGCCTGATCCCCGGCTGTCACTATAAGTTTGCGGATAGTACCCAGGTGTTCGTACGCTCTGTCTCTGGTGTGACGGCCACCATCGACAGGTTGCAGATTGCCCAGGCCAGCGGCGCCACGTTGACGCAGTGCGGGCCAACCTACTTGACCGGTAACGGTCGCGTAGGCGCTACCGTTGGCTGGGGCAACGCAGACTTGGCTGTCTACACCGATGCCGTACACCCATCGCAAGCGGGACATCAACTCAAAGGCCGGGTGTGCGCTGAACTACTTTGTAGGTTCATTGCGAGTAACT